CCTAACTTACCATCATTTCTTTGAATCTCATATAACATCTCACTGAATAATCTAGTAAACTTTGATTTCAAATCTTGTTTACAAGTACTAGGTCTTGTAACACATACCTTTGTTCCAGCAGTATTACTCTCACTATTCTCTCCACCCTGTGCAGTCTGTAAGATAATATTCTTTGTAGCAAGAACAGAATTAGCTTCTTGTCTAACACCAATCTGCTGATTTCCACTCATAGTAACATGTTGGGCAACCAACGTATCACCATCAGGATCTGGTTGTTCAGAGACTAATGTATTTTTAGGAATAAAAGATTCAAATGACTTACATTGTTTTGATGGATCTTCTCCTTCAAGTTCCTCATCACTTGAATGAGCAACACCACCAATAGATCCAATAATACATGGATGTTGATGATCATTGTCAAGGAAAAATCCTACTACCCATATCCCTGCATCAAGTTGATCAGAAACCGTTGAACACACACCGACTTGGTGTGGATTAGTCACAGGGAATGTAGAAACCGCCCAAGGCAGATCTTCATTCTTAACGGTACTACAAGATTTCGGATGTATTCCTACAATCCTTACTTTACATCTCCCAGATTGTTTGGGATCATTGTGACTGGGTTCCTCAACTTGTCCAATCCACCATTTAAATCCATCAGAACCTATCTGATGGATTGGATACAGTTCATTTAGGGCAGAATCAATCGTCATATACTAGGCATTCTGGTTCGTCTGGATGCATCTCACAGAACAATTCAATAGCATTAGGATCGTGATGATCACCTGCTACTATTTCGTCATGATGATGCTCTTCATAAACTTCTAATTCATGCAATTCCTCTTCATAATGCCTACGTGCAGCAGGATTAATTGTAGGATCATCAAGGATTTCTTTATCTCTTTTGATGTGTGCTTCTATAGATTCCATATTAGTTACCTAAGTTTTTTTTAAATTATCACGGATTCCATTTGAATCCCTCACCAAGTCTAACACAGTATATACACTTCTGTCATCAGTCATGTTGAATTGATGATTTAGATTCTTGATGAGATATGTACCACTGTATATTGGATCCACATCACTATCCTTTTCAGATTCTTTTTTGGGATTAGGTAGCTCTATCTCAATTTTATCACCTGCACATAATTCTAAATGTCCTGTTAGAGATATGGTCAATTGCTGATTAAACAATATCCCTGCTCTAGCAAGTCCTTGTTGGAGATAATGCTTCTGAAAATCTTGATATGGATGTGTACTTTTACTATCACCTCCTTCTTTCGGATCATCTGAAGCAACGTCTGTTCCACTATACCAAACTTCATTATTAATGACAGTTGACATAGTTCTACTAGGATACTTAGATAAAGTTACTTGACCTGGAGGAAGATTTTTATCAGAATCCCCTAAATGAGCCATTTGTTCCCACGTATCTTTTAAAGAATAGACTTGCTCCTCGTAGCTGTGTGTATTTATGTTGAAGAAGCAGCAAATGTTGGAATAATGTCCTTCCCTCATCTTTTTGATCATATCAAGTTCCTTACCAAATATAATCTCTTGTATTATCATTGTTGAAGGTACATCAACTTTTGCAGGTTGCCATTTGAACTTCTTATTTTTAAGAAGTTTATTATTTACTGTTGGTTTTCCATTAAAATTGTCTTTATCTGTAGATATTAAACTATCAATAGATCTAAAAACATATCCCTTTCTGGTTTGAAAGAAAAAATAACCAGCACTTCCCTTTCCTTGTGTTCCTGTTATCCTTACGTCACTAGTATATTGTGGGATATCGCCACCACTCCAATATCCACCTTTAATTTTTGTTTCTATATTAAATTTTTTTAATACAGGAGAGACTTTCTCTGAAATGGTCTTTGGTAATATTGATCTTATTAAAGCAAATGGAGATTTTTTAGTAGGAAGAATTTTTATACTAGTAGAAGAATTTTCTACATCTATTTTACCATCTTCAACTCTAAAATAATCCATAAGAATTTTTTTAACTTGAACAGAAGTATTACCTTCAATAATTTTATTGACAGTTATACCTTCATTCAACATTCCTTCTACAGACAACAATCCTAACGTATAAATCTGATTTCTCCCAGTTTCAACTCTATTAGAAATATTCCATACACGAAATTCATAAGAATAATTTCCACCCTCTAAATCATCAATTTCAACTATACACTTCTCAAACCCTTGAATGGGCATAGCAGATATAAGATTCTCTGAACTATCTTGTACAACCATAGTAGCAGCATAAGATGGCCAAAATATATCCTCAAAATACTGAAACTGTTTACACATCTCACCATCAAGTCTAACATATGGTTTAATTTCATTATCTACAGTATAAAGCACCATCTGCTTAACTTCAAAACTAGTTGCGTATGTCTTCTTATTATCTGCCATTATACTGAATATGCTGCTAGATAGATCCCATCTTTAAGAGGATTACCTCTATTGGCAATGGAAGAGTGCTCTATTTGATTATCAGAATCACTACGAGCAGTCTGATTATTTAGAATCATCTGACTATCAGGATCTGCCAATCCCTCAACAATAGTATTCATTTCATCTTCCATTGACATGTTATATGCTACTTCAGAAGTTTTCAATCCATACTCAGGTGACTCAAACTTCCTATAATCATATGCATTTTCATAAGAAAGATTCTTAGTGAAGAACTCATTTCCTCCAGCAGGACTAATAGAACCTAAAATACCCATCTCATCATACTGTCTATGTCTCTCAAAAATATTATAAAGAGTTGATCCAGGTGGATGTGGATTTGTTTGTGACGTTCCATCAGGATGATCAGGATCGTATTTCATCTTCTCAATAATATTCTTACCACCCTTCTTACCACCAAAAAATCCACCAGTACCATATCCACCACCAGTTCCACCAGAAACTCTATTATAAATTGTATTACCACCACCTGTACCAGTTACTTTACCAGTTATAAAA